AGGTGGAAATACAACATTTAATGGAGTAACTGTAACTGGTGGCGGTGGTGGAGGTTCATATAGTGGATGGAGTAATACGGGTGTAGGTAGTGGTGGATCTGGCGGTGGTGCTGAAGGTGGAGGAAACTTTACTGGAGGATCTGGAATTTCTGGACAAGGAAATAATGGTGGATCTAGAACTGGACAATATGATGGCGGTGGTGGCGGAGGAAAAGGCTCCGCTGGAGTAAGCGGAACACAGGGCGGTAGTTCATCGTCAGGAACTGCTGGAGCTGGTGGTTCAGCTTATGTTTGGCTAGATGGACAATCTTATGGTGGCGGTGGTGGTGCAACAGGTAGTAATGGAAGTAGCGTAAGAGTTACATCTAACGGAGGAACTAACGCTGGAAACGGTCAAGGAGGAAATGCTGTTGGAAATCGTGGTGGCGGTGGTGGAGGAACATCTGGCGGTAGTGGAGGTAGCGGAGGCTCTGGTGTTGTTGCAATTAGAGATATTAGAAATGCTTAATAGGATAGGACATTTTTTATGAAAAATTTTGCAGTAATAAATAATGGAGAAATAGAAAATATTATAGTAGCAGAATCAAAAGAAATAGCAGAATCTGTTACAGAAAAAGAGTGTATAGAATTTACATTAGATAATCCAGCAGAAGTTGGTGGATCATGGAATGGAAGTATATTTATTCCTAAAAAAGATTTCCCATCTTGGGTATATGATTCAAATACAAATCAATGGAATCCTCCAATTACTCATCCAAATGATGGAAATGCTTATAAGTGGGATGAAGAATCTTTATCTTGGATTAGTTATTAAATAGTTCACAAACCTGTGCTACAATAGGAGAGCTTTGTAAATTGCAAAGCTCTCTTAATATTTTTACTTGAAAGGTAATTTTAAATGTCAGATGTATTTTCGTTTCGTCTTCTAGAAGATTTTGTTAATAAATATAAGGATGTTGAGCCTCCTTTTGGCTTTACCGACGCAGGTGGCAACTCTCTTGGAGAAATCACATTCATACGCACATATTCTCGTGTGAAAGAGGACGGTACAAAAGAACGCTGGCATGAAGTATGTAAGCGTGTAATTGAGGGTATGTACTCAGTACAAAAGAATCATGCTAAGGAAAATAGACTACCTTGGAATGATAATAAAGCACAGAAATCTGCCCAAGAAGCATATGACAGAATGTTTAATTTAAAGTGGACTCCACCAGGACGTGGACTATGGGCTTTTGGTACCCCTATGACAATGGAGAGACGCAATTCAGCAGCCTTGCAGAACTGCGCTATGGTTTCTACTAGGGACATTGATAGAAACGATCCTGGAGCCCTTTTTGGCTGGGTAATGGATGCCCTAATGCTAGGGGTAGGAGTAGGATTTGATACTCTTGGACAAGAAAAGAATTTAGAGATTTATTCAAACAGCAAAGAAGAAATCACATATGAAATTCCAGATACCCGTGAAGGTTGGGTAGAGTCTGTAAGACTTCTTTTGAATTCTTATCTAAAGCCTGGACAAGCAAAAATAGTATTTGATTATTCTAAGATTAGACCACTTGGTGCACCAATCAAAGGGTTCGGCGGTACTGCTTCAGGACCAGCACCACTAATTAATCTACATGAAACAATTAGAAAAGTAATTGGTGGAAGATCTGGAGAAATTTTAGATTCTCGTGCAATTGTAGATATTATTAATCTAATTGGTACATGTGTTGTTGCTGGTAATGTTCGTCGTTCCGCAACTCTTGCACTCGGTTTGCCAGAAGATAAAGATTTTATTAATTTAAAAAACTCAGAAGTATTTCCAGATAGAAACTCTTTTGATCCAGAAAATCCAGGGTGGGCATGGATGAGTAATAATTCTATTGCTGCATCTGTAGGAACAAAGTATGAAGACTATGTAGATTTAATTGCAAATAACGGAGAACCAGGTTTTATTTGGCTAGATGTTGCTCGTAATTTTGGTCGTATTGCAGACCCTGCAGACGGCAAAGATTATCGTGTTATGGGCTTTAATCCATGTGCAGAGCAGCCACTAGAATCATATGAGCTATGCACTCTTGTAGAGGTTCATCTAAATCGTCATGAAAGTAAAGAAGATTTCTTGCGTACTTTGAAGTTTGCTTACTTGTATGGAAAGACAGTAACCTTGGTTCCTACACATTGGCAGATTACAAATGGCATTATGCAGCGTAATCGTCGTATCGGAACATCTCTAACTGGCATTGCATCATTTGCTGATAAGAATGGTTTGCCAGCAGTTCGTGACTGGATGGACGAAGGATATAAGACAATTCGTAAATATGATCATACATATTCGGAATGGCTATGTGTTCGTGAGTCAATTCGTGTTACAACTGTAAAGCCATCAGGATCAGTTTCGCTTTTGTCAGGTGCAACTCCAGGAGTTCACTGGGGTCCAGGAGGAAACTTCTTCCTTCGTGCAATTCGCTTTGGTAACCAAGATCCAATGATTCATTTGTTCAAAGCAGCAGGGTATAAGATGGAGCCAGATTTAGTATCTGCTAATACAACTGTAGTATATTTCCCAGTTCATTCTGGACATGCAAGATCTGAAAAAGATGTTTCTTTATTTGAAAAGATTGGTCTTGCTGCTACAACTCAGAAATATTGGTCTGATAACGGTGTTTCTGTTACCCTTTCATTTGACAAGGAAACAGAGACTAAGCATATTGCTCCAGCCCTACACATGTACGAGGGGCAGCTAAAGGCGGTATCATTCTTGCCTATGGGTAATATGACATATCCACAGCAACCATATACTCAGATTACTAAGGATGAATATAATTCTTATATTGGCCAGATTAAGAAAATTGACTGGTCTGCAGTATATGATGGGGTAGATAACCTTGAGGCCCTTGGCGAAAGCTACTGTACAACAGACAGCTGTGAGCTAAAAATTGTATAATTTGGTATAACTACGTACTAATTTACTACAATCTGGTATACTTATGGTTATGAGTAATAACATCAATCCTTTTATCAACCCTAAAACTGGCAAGCCCATTGTAAAAAATGTACGGCGACAAGTTATTGAAAAGAAATATAACTGGGGCCTATACGTTTACAAGAAATCTGACGGCAGATGGTTTACAGACGGAGAGGGAAATGTTTTAAATATACCTGCAGTCCGTGGTGATTTAACTAAAATTGCAGAGTTAAAACAGGCAGCACAATATTATGGTGATGATGGTGAGGGAGAAGCAGTTTTTGTTCCAGGACTAACACGAGTCACAGAAGAAGAATATTCAGAGCAGATGGATCGTTTTAAGAATGGTCTAATTCCATCTATGAATGACTTAGGTGCTATTCATGCTGCACAGCAAACACTGAAAACTCATGGAAGGGATGCATACGAAAATGGCTGATTTTGATTATATTCAAGCTAGCTTAAATACTCAACCAGAAAGAGAAAATGCGTTTACATCGCATGACCCATTTAATAAATCTTGGGACGATCTTAAGAATTTTTCTGGAATAGATAATAACTTTAAGAGGAGAGCAGCTCGTAATCTAAACAAAGCTGTAGCGACAGAAAATCCTGCATATCTAGATGCTGCAAATGCAACTCCATATGGACAGGACTCAGGATCTAAAGCAATTAATCCTGGCACGGTATACAGAAATGGTTATGGATTATTTGATGTAATCACACCTCCATATAACATGTATGAACTAGCAAACTTCTACGATACAAACTTTGCTAATCATGCTGCTATTGATGCAAAGGTAGAAAATGTTGTTGGTCTTGGATATCGTTTTGATATTACAGATCGTACAATGCTTAGCTTTGAACTTGCAGATGATCAAGAAAAGGTTGGTCGTGCAAGAAATAGAATTGAAAGAGCAAAGATTGAATTGCGTGATTGGCTTGAATCATTAAATGACGATGATTCATTCACAACAATTATGGAAAAGGTCTATACAGACCTACAGGCGACTGGAAATGGTTTCATTGAGGTCGGACGTACAGTATCTGGTGAAATAGGCTATATCGGCCATATACCAGCTACAACGGTACGTGTGCGTAGACTGCGTGATGGTTATTTACAAATTATTGGACAGCGCCTTGTTTATTTCAGAAATTTTGGTGGTAAGAATCCAAACCCAGTAACAGATGATCCACGTCCAAACGAAATCATTCATTTAAAACAATACTCTCCTCTAAATACTTTTTATGGTATTCCTGATATTTTGGCTGCTATGCCATCATTAATTGGAGATCAACTTGCTTCTCAATATAACATTGATTATTTTGAAAACAAGGCAGTACCAAGATATGTAATTACAGTTAAGGGTGCAAAACTATCTGCTGATGCAGAAGACAAGATGTTTAGATTCTTGCAGACAGGATTAAAGTCTCAGTCACATAGAACTCTATACATTCCACTTCCTGGGGATACTGATAACAACAAAGTTGAATTCAAGATGGAACCAATTGAAAATGGCGTTCAAGAAGGTTCATTTGAGAGATATCGCAAGCAGAACCGTGATGATATTTTGATTGCTCATCAGGTACCTATCTCTAAGCTTGGTGGAGCAGATTCTGCTGCCATCGCTGCAGCATTGGCTCAGGACCGAACATTCAAAGAACAGGTCTCTCGTCCAGCCCAAAGATATTTGGAAAAAATTGTAAATAAGATTATTAAAGAAAAGACTGATATTTTAGAGTTGAAGTTTAATGAGCTAACTCTCACAGACGAAATCGCTCAGTCTCAGATTATTGAACGGTATGTAAAGACTCAGGTAATTACACCTAACGAAGCCCGTGAAATGCTAGATATGCCACAAAGATCAGATGGAGATGCGCCTTTTATAATGTCTCCAAGACAGGCTACAGATGCTAGGGCAAATTTGGCGGGTAATAGGGAAAGAGATGCTGAAAGAGCAAATAATAATTCAGACTCTCCATCCACAGTTTCTGGAAGAAATCCACAGGGAGAGGGTCGTTCTGCACAGTAATATCCACAAGGTATTATAAAGGAATGATATAATTATTCTGCCATGAATATAAATAAAGCACATTGGATTACAGATGGCGACAACGTTCGCTTTTCTATGCCTATTGGCAAGGTTGACCAAGAGCGCAGAATCGTATCTGGTTTTGCCACTCTTGACAATATTGACAAGCAGAACGATATCGTAACTACTGAGGCAAGTTTAGCAGCATTTAAAAAATTCCGTGGGAATCTTCGTGAAATGCATCAGCCAACAGCAGTTGGTAAGGTAGTTTCATTTAAAGAAGATAGATATTTTGATCCACAAGTAAAGAAATTTTATAGTGGAGTATATGTATCTGCATATGTTTCCAAGGGCGCACAAGATACTTGGGAAAAAGTTCTTGACGGTACTCTTACTGGATTTTCTATCGGAGGAAACATCAAAAAGTTTGATGATGAGTACGATGATAAAATGGAAAAAACAGTACGTATCATTAAAGAATACGAACTTCATGAATTGTCACTTGTTGACAATCCAGCAAATCAATTCGCAAATGTAATTTCTATTGAAAAGGGAGAGCTAGGCGGATTTTTAGCAAAAGCGGTGGTAGATAATGTTTATTGGTGCAGTTCTGATGACATTGTAAGACTTTCAAAAGATAATGATGAAAGTTGCCCATCATGCAATTGTTCTATGAAGAATATTGGCTTTGTAGAAGATCAAAATGATATAGAAACAGTAAAGTTCTTAGTTGATAGTGCAAAAGGCATTAGGACAATTAAGATGACAAAGGAGGAAAATCCTATGACAGAAGAAAACAATATTGTTGAAGAGACTTTAGTAAAGTCTGAAGATGCAGTTGTTGAAAATGTTGAGGTTGCTCCAGAGGCTCCAGCAGAGGCACCAGCCGAAGTTGTAGCAGAGGCTCCTGCTGCTGAAGAAGCAGTAGAGCCAGTGGCAGAGACAGTAGCTGAAGATGTTGCTCCAGTTGCTGATGATGCAACAGAAAAGTCAGTTGACGCAGTTGTTGATGCAACAGCAGAAATTGCAAAATCTGTTGCAGACATTAATGAATCTCTAACTAATGCCTTGAGCAATCTTGCAGAAACAGTTAAGTCTATGCAGACAACTGTTGATGCAATCACAAAGTCCCTTGAAACAGTTACAGGAGAAGTAAAGTCTGTAGCAAATGAGGTAAGCCAAGTAAAGGGAACTTTTAATGAGTTTGGAAAGCGAGTAGATGCAGTAGAGCAAGACACTGCTTTCCGCAAGTCTGGCGATCTAGGCGAGATCGTGCAGGAGCCTGTACAACAGGTTCAAAAATCCCTATGGGGCGGACGTTTCCTCAAAACAGCCGACCTATTTAACTAACATAATTCACTAGGAGGTGAACAATATGTCGGAACAAGAAATCGTAAAGAATTACCCAGGAACTTCTGAGGCTCACAACCATGACGGACAAGGTGCACTAGCATCTGGCGGAATTGGAGGAGCTACAGTAACAGGTCCTGCAGGTAACCTTTCACCAGCAGATTCACTTGGTAACGTTGCTACAGCAAACTTTGGTGTAACAACTGGTGCCAATGCTGTGAATCCATCTGGAACACCTGGTGGTATTCTAGCACCAGAGCAAGCTCGCCGCTTCATCGACTACGTGTGGGATGCAACAGTTCTCGCCAAAGATGGTCGTAGAGTTACAATGCGAGCAAACACCATGGAGCTTGAGAAAGTTAACGTTGGTGAGCGTGTAATCCGTGCTGCTGCACAAG